GAATGTGATAACGTTGTTTTGTTTACTGATTTAGAAAGAATCATATATGACTCAGCACAAAAAGATGCAGACCCAGAACACCGGACATTCTTTGTAGGTATAACAAGAGCAAAAGAAAAACTATTCATAACCAATCAAGATTATGAATATCAATATAACATAGGAGCACCAATAATATGACAGACACAAGTATATTTAAAGATGCCTTTCCACAAGATAAGCAAGTAGGAGGCCGACACTATAAATCTTTTCACATTCAGCCGTATGAATTTATTTCAAAGAATAATCTTTCATTCTTCCAGGGGAATGTCGTGAAATATGTATGTAGATATCTTACAAAAAATGGTATAGAAGATCTAGAGAAGATAATACATTATTGCGAATTAGAAATTAAAAAGATGGAAGATATGAAAAGGAAAAAGAAATAATGTTTGCCGTACAAACTGAATGGAATTGTCCAGAAAACTTTCCAAATTTATCTGATGCAAAATTTATAGCTATTGACTTAGAAACAAAAGATCCTGATCTTAAAGCAAAAGGATCTGGTGCCATACAAGGTCATGGTGAGATTGTAGGTATTGCTGTAGCTGTAGAAGGATGGTCAGGTTATTATCCAATTGCACACGAAGGTGGTGGTAATATGGATAAAAGAATTGTTTTAGAATGGTTTAAAAAAGTTTGTGCAACAGATGCTGTAAAAATATTTCACAATGCAATGTATGATGTATGTTGGATTAAATCATACGGCATACCTATCAACGGTCACATGATAGATACAATGGTTATGGCCTCACTGATTGATGAGAACAGACTATGGTATTCACTAAACAGTGTATCATTTGATTATCTTGGAGAAGTAAAAAATGAAAAAGCTTTGAAAGAAGCTGCAGAGTCTTGGGGTATAGATCCTAAAAAAGAAATGTATAAACTACCTGCAATGTATGTAGGTTCTTATGCAGAGAAAGATGCAGAACTTACATTAGAATTATTTAAAGTTTTATCTAGAGAGATAACAAAACAAAATCTTACAAATATATTTGATTTAGAAACACAATTATTTCCGTGTCTAATTGATATGAAATTTAAAGGGGTGTGTGTCGATATCGAACGTGCTCATAAGCTGAAACAACAGTTAAGTACACAGGAAGAAGAACTCCTATTGTCAGTAAAAAAAGAAACAGGAGTAGATGTTCAAATATGGGCAGCAAGATCGATAGCCAAAGTATTTGATAAGTTATCTTTAACTTACGCCACAACCGAGAAAACGGGGTCACCTTCATTTACAAAAAATTTCCTTTCCACACATAGTAATCCTGTGGTTAAAAGTATAGCAAAGGCAAGAGAGATAAACAAGGCACACACAACGTTTATAGATACGATACTAAAACATCAACATAGAGGTAGAATACATGCAGATATTAATCCTATTAGATCTGATCAAGGTGGTACAGTTACAGGTAGATTTAGTTATTCTAATCCAAACTTACAGCAGATACCTGCAAGAAATAAAGATCTAGGTCCTATGATAAGGTCTTTGTTTATTCCAGAAAAAAATCACAAGTGGGGTTGTTTTGATTATAGCCAACAAGAACCAAGATTAGTTGTGCACTATGCAGCTACAACAGAGCCGATTTGTTTTGATGATTCAGTTGGAAGTATTGTAGATAAATTTAAAGACAACTCTGTAGATTTTCACCAAACTGTAGCAAACATGGCTAATATATCTAGAACACAAGCTAAAACAATTAATTTGGGTCTTTTCTATGGTATGGGTAAAGCAAAGCTACAAGCAGAACTTGGTTTAAATACTAAAGAAGAAGCAGAAGAATTGTTTAATACGTATCATACAAACGTACCTTTTGTTAGAGATCTTATGAATTATACATCAAAGACAGCTCAGACATCTGGATCTATTGGTACACTACTAGGACGTAGATGTAGATTTAATAAATGGGAACCAAATCAATTTGGTATGCACAAACCTATGGACTTTGAAGAAGCTGATAGAACTTATGGTAAAAATAGAATTAGAAGAGCGTTTACATACAAAGCGTTGAATAAATTAATACAAGGCTCTGCAGCTGACATGACAAAAAAAGCGATGGTAGATTTATATAGAGAAGGTGTAATACCACACATACAAATACACGATGAGTTAGATATCTCTGTTGAGTCTGATGACGCGGCAAAAAAAATAATTGATATTATGGAGAATGCTGTTAGTTTAGAAGTCCCTAACAAAGTTGACTACGAATCAGGCAAGACTTGGGGAGATATTTATGGATAATTATGGCTTATTTAAATGCAAACATTCCTGTAGAGTATGCTCAAATAAAAAGAGAATATCTTTATGATCTTAAAAAACATCACGGCGAAGTTGAAGATTGTATTATCTTTGGCCTATCATCTATTACAGGTAAGTCGATCTTATTTCATTGCATTATGGAAAACGGAGCTGTCTTCTATCGTCTCCCGATATCTGCGTTCATTCAAAGAGGTTTTAAACCAGAGGACGTTCCTAGGCGTAGACTGGATGAGTTACAGTTATGGAATTGTTTTAGTTACTATCCTGCTGTTACTAATTGGGATATCTTAGAAGGACAAGCCGGTAAATATATTGGTAAAGATAAAAAATGGCACCCTGGTAAATACTTATTTACGGTTGACTTTGCCCACCCTGAAGCTAATATATTAGACACGGACCATTCAGAGATTCCGCATGAGCATAAGTGTGCTCACATCATAGCCCTAGACGATGGGAACTATGCAGCACAACCTAACAATAGATGTATTTGGGATATACCTTCTTTCACTGTGAAAGATAATATTCCAGACTGGAAAGTGCAGACTTCTGAGTGGAATGTAGAAAACACAAGTAAATGGAAGACCGAAGATACGGATAACTTCTTTTACGAAATTGAGGAGAAGAAACATGATGGATAAATGTAAAAACATTTGTTGTAAAGCTTGGGAAAAAGTAAAAGGCTTATGGAACAAATGGGTCAATTGGATCTTTAAAGGTTTCTATAAGTAATTTATGGCCCTAAAAATTTCTGAATCAGCTGCCGTGCAAATGCCGATGAAGACGGTTGCTAGCCTCATCGTGCTTGTAGCAATGGGCGTGTTCGCATACACAGAACTTACGGCTAGGTTAGTATCGTTAGAGACATCACGGGAGCTGATGCAGGCTGATTTACTCAAGGCTTCAGATCAGAAACCGGTAGACCAGGAACAGCTGATGTTGTTGGAAGATCTTTATAAGACTACCGAGAAGATAGAAAAAAGAATTGAAGATATGATGCATAACAAAGTCAACATACAATTCTTACAAAAACAAATGGAAAAAGCATTATCAGATGTTGAAGTATTAAAAGATAAGGTAAGAGCAAATGGATCGAAACACTAGAAAAATTTTAGATTACATCTCTGATCAAGAGAAAAAAGCAAAACAAAT